CATAGAGAGGATGAAAGGTGTATATGCCCTCAGAGATCCCCTACCAAATTTTACAAGATTTCCCCTAAATGTAGTGGGGTAGCATTTTCCTCCCAAGAACTCTGCTACGGTATTATCTTGAATAAAAATATACCCTCCTAGAATTTACACATGTCTGAAAGTCTATTAGGATTCAAGGAGTGTCGTGATCTCTACGCTACAGATATTGTAGGATTCGCTTATGACATACTCCGCATCGAATATCTCACAAATCAACAAGAGGACTTTCTAAGAGATCTCAGTAAATTCATTTATGTGAATATGTACCAGCAGATGGTGGAGGAGTACACATCTACTCTGATGAACCCTCGGTTAGAGACATCGAAGCAGTTACAGATTACAGTTACAGATTAAATTAGAGAGATTGGCTAAGGATTTAGAGGGGCACTCTGTATCTGAAGAAGATGGGGAAATGTATGCGAGGAAAGCAGGATTCTCCATATCATCTGGGAGAGACTCTGGAAAGTCTTGCTCCTTGAGCATTATTGCTTGGTGGTTCTTATTATGTTTTGATCAACCCCAGGGATATATATTAGCACCATCTGGACAGCAAGCTAAAGCAATCCTTATGGCGGAGATATCTCTGTGGGGGAATCGTCAGATAGAGAATGAACATGGTGAGAGAGAAGATGCATTTCTATTTAGAGATCAGTTTGAGATCTTCTCTGAATCTATTAGGTACAAGGCAGCTCCGAAAGAGAGGTTTATAGAAATTAAGAAGGTGGATGATAAATCCTCTAAAGAAGATCAGATAACATCCCTATCTGGATTCCATGCTCAGAATCAGTTGTTTCTTATTGATGAAGCAATTAAGCAACCAGATCATGTGATAGAAACGATAACAGCAACGAATTCTAGACCCCTTAATTTTGCGATTATGATTTTCAACCCTGTAAGACCTGAGTCGTATGCAGTACGATCTGTGTTTGGAGAGAAGACAGAGGCGTGGATATCTAAAGTTTGGAATTGTGAACACTCTGATAAGCCAGGGATGATGGAACATATAAAAGCTCAGGAAAAGGATTATGGAGGAACAGATAATGATTTATATCGAGTTAACGTCCAAGGGATACCTGCTAGAAATTCTTCAGATGCTATGTTCCCGATTCACAGCCTTGAGGATGCCCGTACGAGGCAACCTCTGTTTCCAGACTCACAGTTTATCAAAATAGGACATGATGTCGCAGGAGAAGGTAATGACGATAGCGCTACTTTCGTAGTGAGAGGACATGATATCCTTGAAGTACATCTGCATCAAGGTAAAGACGATTTCTATCAAGCTGATTTTCTATATGAACTCTATAGGAAGTACCAACCGATGGAGATCAACATCGACACTATTGGAATAGGAAGATCTGTATATTCATTACTGAAAGCGAAAGGATGTCAGGTTGCAAGACCTATTGTTGTGAGTAAAAAAGCAACGAAGCATAGAGACAGGTATCCTCTTCTCAGAGATCAGTTCTATTTCAATCTGAGAGATGAATTCAAAGAAGGCAAAATATCATTTACCATGAAGAAGGGAGTGAAGCATTTTCCACAGTTGAGAAGAGAATTGGTTGCTACAGGATTTAAAGCCCTTGAACAAGGATATCATAAAGTACACCCTAAATCATCGATTAAAGAAAAATTGAATGGGAAGTCCCCAGATCTTGCAGACGCTCTGATGCTTGCGTTCTGTGGAAGAGATTATGATGTGACCCACACGCATGGGTTGTCTTCATATCGAAATGATCCATGGGAGATAAGACTTAGAGAACAAAGGAACAGAACATCAGGATCAGTGGCTGGGGCAGTATCTAGATTTGGAGAGGAAGCATGGATGGTGAGTTAGAACCTATAGAAGCAGAGATTGTACAATCTGAAGAGGTGGAAGCTCTCAATCAGAAAGCAGAGAAGCTTATAAAACACACAATGAATGACTTCAACTCTCGTCAGTTGATGGCTATGGCATTGATAAAAACAGGGCTTACGAATGAAGAGGTCTGTCATCAAGCGAATATCAATAAAGCTCAGTACAATAGGATTTATAAAAAATATCATAACGCAAACTTCGATCAGCTTACGACAGAAGTGATTGATAACTGGGAAATGATCCTACGAGCGAAGATGATGAACGTTACAGAGAAAGCTCTGGATAAGACATATGAGTCATTAGATAATGACGAGATGAAGGATGCGAAAATGGCGTCAAGTGTGTTCAATGAAGTTTTCGGGACTTTTCGCTTGTCAACGGGCAAAAGCACTGAGAATATAGAAACAACTACCACAAAGTTAATTACCAGCATGATAGAATCTAGAACGGGACTCCAAAAACCGAATCAGAGTCAGTATCATGATAATGTGGCACCTATAGACACTAAGCCACCATCAATAACTGAGGTGATGTAGTGATTTATCAGTCAAGCGAAGGTGGTAAGAATCCGCATTACCACATGGTGGTTACTCCTGACATCTCTGAAGGGATCATCCCTGATGACACAAATACGATAGTAGGATTCATTGATGACCATCAGCATCCTATTGAGTTTCTTGATCCAGATACTGGGGAAATAACACTCGGAGAAGTAAATGGACACTCCCATACCTTTAGCCTGGCTCAGAGATATCAAGAACCTAAAGTTAAAGATCCTGAGAAGGATAAAGAAGAACGAAAGAGAACATTCCAAGCTCAGTTCACAAGAGCAGCGAAGAATGATTCCAAATCTATCGATAATGCTTCTAAAGCTTATAAGTATTGTCACCTAGAACAGTGGAAAGATGAAATCAAAGATGAACTCAAGAACGCAGGAAGACCAGCACTTCAATACGATCAGGTCGGACCTCATACTGACAAGCTTATTGGTCATTTCCTCCAAGATATACCTGATCCTGCTCTTTATCCTGTAGAAAAAGGAGATGAAGTAGTATCTGATATCCTAACCATCACTCTGAAACACATCTTAAGGATGTCAGGGAAAGATGAGATAGCTGAAGACGTTTTCACTGATATCATCAGTGCAGGTAGAGGTATTTGGGAAGTCGGAATGGATTTCTCAAGTGATATTGGAGGAGATATCGTTGTCGACTCACCAATGTACAACACTCTGCTTACAGGACCACATACCAAGAAAGACACATCTGATTGTGAACACATGTTCAGAGTTCGATATGCTTCTAAAGATCAAGGGATTATGGAGTTCGGAGATGTGTTTGAAGAAGCACTGAAGAAAGCTGCATATAATCCAATTCAAGATTTAGTAGACTCTGGATACGCATATGACACCTGGATGAAGACCCCTGGAGAACAGTGGGATCCTCCTGCAGCGAAAACAGTACCAGATGATCTGACAAAACAAGAAGTCGAGCAAGTCATATTCCCTATCACTGACTGGTATCGAAAAGTCTATTACAAAGAATATATCTTTAGAGGCCCTCAAGGAATTGAAGCCCCTACCAGGATGAAAGTTAAAGATATGAGGCAGTTGAAAGAGGCAGGAGTTGAGGTTGCTGACAGAATTGCATTCACTATTCAGAAACTGTCATACTTCTCAGTAGAAGAACTGAGAAAGATCGATACAGGATTCAATACCTTCCCATTCCAAATCGCATACGGTAAAAGGACTACTCGCGGTGGGTGGTCTGGAAAAGTACAGGGTGCTATCGATATGCAGGATGAAATAAACAAGAGATCCTCTCAGATGACTGAAGTAGTCAACAAGATGGGGAACTACAATAATTTCTTCGATGGAGATACCTTCACAAATGATACAGAGAAGCAGAAATACATAAATGGAGCATCTGTAGCTGGATCTAGTTTCGAGGTAGCGAATATCGAGAATATACCTAGACAATCTGATGGAGTTAACTTCCCATCCGAGATGATGCAGCTTGAAATGAATGCAATCCAGAGGATGGATGCCTATTTCGGTGGAGTTCTGAGTATTGAGGAGTCCAGTAAGCTAGGATCTAGAGGATTGATGCTCCAGGAGAGAACAGCACTCAAGATCAACGAAATCTACTTCAAACATTATGAGAATTCCTTCAAATCACTCTGTAAAAAGTTAATCGCTTATGTACAGAGATTCTATCCTCCTCAGAAGATCTTGAGGATCATAAGATCTGCACCTAAGACTGAAGAAGAAATGAGAATGCAGCAGATGGAGGATAACGAGATTATCAGACTCCTCAGCGAGACAGATCTGACTAAATACGATCTGGCTATTGGTGTTGTTAAATCTAGCCCGACTTTCAAAGAAGCTCAGACAGAGATTCTTACAGAATTACTTAAGCAAGGTGTCCCAGTACCTCTCGGATATTATTTTGAGGAGTCCAGCTTACCGAATAAGCAGAAGCTTGTAGCAGAGATGAATGCTGCGAGTCAGTCTCAAGCAGAGGCGGCTCAGAGAGCTAGTAGCACAGAGATCGTAAAGACTGTTGTGCCGCAACTACCTGAAGGAGCCCCTGGGACGCAGCAGATTCTAATGTCCCTCCTTAAACAGTCAGGATTCGATCCTATGGCTATTGAGCAAGGATTACAGGGTGGAGAGTTCCAAGGCGGAGGGGCTCCCCCTCAATAATTAATTTGACGTACAATATAGTACCCTAGAATCAGGTATTACACTAATTTGGGATAGCCTTAAACGGTCCTAATATGTTTAATTCAGATGACGAAGGAGTCCTTGGCAACTTGGATAGCTCCAACCAATCTACAGATGGAAGTGGTGCAGTAGAGGAAGGGTCCGTTAACTCGGATAGCCCAGGAATCGATGCAAAAGCTTTCACCGACCTAGCAAGTGCCGTAACCGGAATGCAGAGCATGATGGGGAAGTGGAGTAGTGAGATGGGAAGTATGAGAGATCAGATATCCCAAAATAGTAACCAAGGACAATCTGATGAGGTGAATGCATCACCACAGTCTAATGATACTTGGAACAGACTCATGGATGATCCAGATGCTTTCATGGAGCAGAAGTTCAACAATCTACAGCAAAAAAGGTACGATACAAACCAAAAGCAGGTGAGTGATACTCGCGCAGCATTGGTACAACAAGCTCCAGATTATATGGACAAGGAAGACGCGATAGTGGATATGATTGCTAAAGACAATAATATCGACCCTCAAGTAGTTCGTGACCAGTATGCAACAATTGGAACAGGAGCATTATTCAACGCATATAAGCGAATTACCGCAGATAGTAAGATATCTGAGTTAACCAAACTTGTAGATGCAATGAAGCAATCTGGAGGAAATATTGATGATGCGAAGAGAGCGCTTGCGCGCACCAGCGGGTCAGGAGATTCCTTCGATCCCCCATCGAGGACAGATGTACCTTCGATCAAACCTCGGGATATGAGTCGCGAGCAGAGAAAGAGTATGCTGAGCAAGATGGGTATAACTAAAATTTAAACATCCCATAACAATATTTAAAGGACTTAAAAAGTGTCAAATATCACAGTTAGTAATGATTTTGAAAAGCAGCTGTATACCGAAGAATTGGTACAGACTGCAGAGAACGATTCGTTTTGGAAACAATTAACAGGTGGTGAAAACTCTGTTGTTAATGTTGACAGGCGACCAGAAACTACAGGAGGAGCTCAATGTAATTTTGGTCTTCGTCCTTACTTAGTACCTAGATCAGTAACAAACGGACCTTTGGATGGTCAAGAAAGAAACCTTTCTTACTTCAAAGACTCTCTTGTTCTTGATATGCACCGTGAAGCGGTAATCGATGATGGAAAGCAACAAGAAGTTGAAGCTTTCTTCAGCATCTCTGGCTCAATGAGCACATACATCAAGCAGTGGTTTACAGACATCTACGATGCCTTACACTTCAAGTCTGTGTTTTATGAAGGTGGAAACCCTAACCTTTACTCTCCGAATGCTAAGACAAAAGCTACGCTTACTGTCTCTGACATTATGGGTAAAGATGACCTTTCTACTCTTTTTACTGTAGCCTCTACAGGTCAGTCTAGAGCTTTCGAGCCTTTGCGCCCTGTTAAGATTGAAGGTCAAGATTACTTGATTTTCTTATGTCACCCTGACGTTGCTCTTGATATCCGTAGGGATTTAGAGAATGACTGGAGCAACGCTGCTCCAAGAAATCTCTCTAAAAACCCATTGTTCAGAAACATGGCTATGACATGGAGTAATGTTATCGTGATGAGCGACAGACGTTGCCCTATCGAATTAGGCGGTTCTGGTGGTGCTGTACCTATCGCAACATCTGCGATTCTTGGTCAACAGGCTGTAGAGCAAATCATGGGTCTAGATGCCAAATTGGTATCTGGTTCTAAAGACTGGGGAAATCAGAAAGGTTTCGCTGCTGAATACATCATGGGTTGTAAAGCTCCTGAATTCGCTGGATCTCGTTACGGTTCTATCCTTGTAAATAGTGCTCGTACAAACACCTCTGGAGATGATAACTTACTAGAAATCAACTACAGTGCTATCGACACTTCTAACCAATAATTAAAGGATAAGGATATAATAAAATGGCTGTAATAAACTCAAGCAAGATCTTCAAAGATCGTGGACAAGAAAACCTTCGTAACAGGGGTCAGATTGATCACTCTCGCGTAAAGTTTGCTAACTACTCTGCTA